CACGTGGCCCCGTCCAGCAACGCGCTGTAGACGTAGTCGGCAATCTCCTGTGCCTGGGCGGCCATCTCGTCCGTGCGCCCCATGCTCATCAGGTCCGACACGATGCCGGCAAAGCGCAGGGCGGCGGCGTCAGACTCGCGGATGATGGCCGTCTCGACGGCTGCCTCGTCGACGGGAACGCCGCTGGCCACACGCCCGGCGGCGGCGGCAGCTGCAGCCTGCGTCTGAGTGGCGACCGAGCGGGCGGCCATCTCTGCCTGCTGCTGGATCGCGGCGTCCTTGGCGAGGCGCTGGGGGCTCAGCTTGGGCTTCTCAGCAGCGGCGATGCGCGCGCCAACGGCGTCAGGCGTCCACGGCTTGCCGTCCTTCTGGCGCGACAGTTCGCCCGCCACCTGCTGCTTGCCGGCGTCGTAGAAGTCAGAGAGCACGGCGGTGATCTCGGTGGTGAGCTTGTCCACCATCGGCGGCGCGCCCGCTGCGAACTTCGCCAGCTGCCCCTTGTCGGCAGCGATGCGAGCGCGCCGTCCGAGTTCGGCCGCGAGTGCGTCTCGGGTCGCCTGCGTGGCCACGCGGATCGCCGTGCGCGAGTCGTCAAAGCGCGCGACCAGCTCGGCGAGGTTCAGGTAGACCTCAGGGCCGCGCGGCTGCCGCATCTCTGCGAGCCTGAGTCCGTGGTGATGCCCGCCCTCAGAGGCCTTGGCGCCGGACCCAGCAGAGGAGCCGCCCGCCGCGTCATCACCTTGGCCTGTGGGCTGCAAGGCTGCAGGGGCGGACGGCTCGGTCTTGGGCTTCTGGACGACGACCTGGGCAGCGTCACCGGTGGGCATGTTCATCTGTTGCAGCGCCCACTCGCGCACGTCGTCGGGGATGCTGCCAAACGCCTGGCTGATCCACAGTAGGCTCTGCGCCATGGCCCGCATGTCGACGGTCTCGACGTTGCCGAAGCGCAGGATCGGCCGGTTGTCGTCGGTCGGGAAGTTGAAGTCGACGAGCTGATGGATGAGGCCGCCGTCGGAGTTGAGCACGCTGGCGATGTAGTCAGCCTGTGACTGCACGCCGTTGTGGAAGGCATCGGCGAGAGTCTTGCCGAGGGCGAATGAGCCGGCCTTGTTCACCCCGAGGTCGAAGACCTGCGCCTGGCAGACGGCAGTGATCTCCTGGTTCTGCTGAGCGATCGCGTCGAGGATGTCCTTGACGTTGACCGAGGTCGACTTCACATCGAACGTGGTGCGATCGTCGTGGATCACGAACGACTCGGGACCGACGGCGTAGTTGCGCCCCGCCGAACAGAGCGCGGCCCACTGCGGATCCGTCTCTTCATAATCGGTCGTGATGTCAGGGATGCCGCCACCCTTGCGCACGAGGATGGGCAGCTCGAGGATCATCTCGAGCTTGATTTGCCAGGGCTGGTACATCGGCCGCAGGATCGGCGAGCCCTGGAAGCCGTCACCCTCCTTGTCGTAGGCGAGCCAGACGATCTTGTCGCCGGAGAGTTCGACCTCGGGGCCGTCGATCGGTGTCTGCACGACGTGGTCGATCGCGCCGCTGCTGACGTAGATGTTCTCAGTCCAAATGGACGACGTCGGCCGCAGTTCGAGCCGGCAACGCGCTTCGCCCGTGGCCTCGTCCTTGAACCAGCAGATCTCGAAGCACGAGAACCCGTAGTCAGCATCGAGCAGGCAATCGCGCACGAATGATTGCCACAGCGAGCCTTTCAGGAGGGCGCGATCGACGAACTCCTGCTTCGCGATTGCGTCGCTGTCTGTGGGGTCCGCAGGATCGACCTGCACAGCGGCGCCGATGATCGGCAGGTTCTGCGCGCGCCGCAGGTGGTAGATGTGCGGGTCATCGCGGCGCATGCGCCGATAGGTGCGCCCGCCCTGGATGCCGCGCAGTTCGTAGCGGCGCTCGAGGTCCAGGAGCCGCTGGGAGCCGTCGGGTGAGCCGTAGGAGACGGAGTTGCTGCCGTGAGTCGTGGGATCAGGGGTCGTGCCGCCCTCGGCTAGAGACAGCGGAGCAGGACGTCCGGTGAACGCCCTGCGGACCGGCGCGAAGATTCGGTCGGTGATGGCCACGAGTCCAGCATCGCCGACGATGCGCGCCGACTACTGACCATCTTTGCGAGCCTAGAGACCGCCCCTACGACCGCCCGTGCCGTAGGCCACCGACCCGCCACCCGCTCGTTTCCCGTAGCGGTTGATGTGCCAGTAGCGCAGGGCGTCGAGGGGGTGCGAGTAGACCTTGTGGTCGGTATCGTAGATGTTGTCGTCGCTCCTGAGCGCCTGCACGTTGGCGAGTGCAGCGATCAGTCCAGTGCAGCGCGTGTGGACGATGAGCCGCCGGTCTGGGTCCTTGTCGCCGATCGACTCGACCATCAGCACGACTCCGTCATTCACTCTCGAGGGTTTGCCATCGGGCCTCATGCCGAGGTCGCGGAAGACGCTGAACTCACTGCGCTTGGTCTGCGTGTTGCGCGCCTTGCCGGCGGGGTCGGCGTAGGGGCCCCTCCTTGGGACCGGCAGCCCATACTCCTTGAGCTTCGCGAGCACGCCCTCACCGAACTCGCGCGTGCTGACGTCCTCGGGCAGGTACTCGTCGAAGACGAACGGCTGGCCGGCAGGGGTGATCTGCAGGAAGAGTGCCGCCGGGTGCGTGAGCCCCCAGTCTGCGCAAGTCTCTGTCTGCCAGCCCGGAACGACGTCGAAGTCGCGCACGTTCTGGGCACGCTTGAAGCACTTGAAGAAGGCTCCCTCACGAGGCCGGAAGACGTCCACGAGGTCGCGAGCCAGCTCACGGTTGGCAAGGTCGGGATCGGGTGCCTCGTCGATGTTCTGGCGGAACCACTCGTCGTCGCGCCGCGGATCCGCGGTGGCGGGGATGAAGTGGATGCGCCACTTGCTCTTCCCGCGCTGGGCGACCTCGCAGAGCTTGGCGAAGGCGTCTGAGTCGCCGTCGCCCGTGCTTGGCACATGCACCCTGTGGGCGCCGTGCTCGAGCGCCGCGAGCTGGCGCTCGGGCCATGGCCAGAAGGCGAACTCGTCGCACAGCGCCCAGTAGACGGCGTCGCCGCGGGCGATGTGGCGGGTTGCGGTCTTCGCCTGGAAGTGGCTGCCGTTCTCGAAGGTCAGGCTGGTGAGCGTCTTGGAGACGATCGTCGGGCGCCAGTCGTCCATCTCACGTGGAGAGTTGGGCAGCTTCTGCATGTGTGGCGGGTCGGAGTTGGGGTCGTATCCGGCGAGGATGAGCAGGCGCGTGATGGCGCCGCGGGCATCCTTCTCGGATTGCCGGGCGATGTTGAAGAGGCGATGCCCCCAAAAGGTGCCGGCATGCAGCATGGCCATCAGTTCGAGCCACGTGACGCCGACCTGGCGGCCCTTCGGCAGCGCCAGGAAGTCTTCGCGCACGATGACCTCAAGCGCTTCGCGCTGAGCGTCCCAGAGGTCGAAGGTGACGAGGCCTGAGTCGGTCTCGCCCTCCTTCTCGACGATGAGACAGGAGGCGGCGAACTCATCGACCGGAGGGGCGCCGGTGCTGCGCCAGTTGCCGGTGATGAGAAGGTCGCTCTCGCTGCGGGACGCCAGCTCGCGCATCACCTGAGCATCCGGCATTCGCGCGATGAGCCGCTCAGTCCGCTGCAGCAGCTCCGGCGGTGGCCTCTTCAGCTTCACGCATCATCTCCTCGATCATGAGCTCCACGAGCTCGCGCCGGGCGTCATGCACGTTGACCTCGATGGGCGCATCAAGGCCGAAGACCGCGATGATCTGCTTCACCACAGCCAGAGCGGCGGGCACGTTCTTCTCCGCCCTGGCGATGCTGTAGAGGTCATGCAGCCGAGCGACCGCACGACCCAGCTCGACCGGGTGATCATGCTCACCGGCGCGAATGAGCAGCTGGTCTGCCTTCTTGATATAGCGGTCGATCGCGCTTTCGCTCTTCGGCCAGGTGGGGTACTTGGCGCGCAGGTGGTCCATGATGCGCTGGCGGTCGAGGCCGAGCAGCAGCAGCCGGTAGACGATGTCGACGCGGACGCGAATGGCGGCCCTGCCCGACTTATTGCCGCTCACGGAAGGCGCTCCGCGGCCACATCGGCGAAGCTGCGCCCATCACCCTCGAGGGCCGCTGCCTCGCCGGTGTAGGCCTCCCAGCGCGTCACGGCGGCGTCGACGAAGGCGGGACTCTGCTCCATGGCGCAGCAGGCGCGGCCGGTGTTCTCCGCGGCGATGATCGCCGTGCCACTGCCGCTGAAGGGCTCGTAGATGAGCCCGCCGGGCTTCGTGTGGTAGGTGATCGGGCGGCGGATGAGCTCGACGGGCTTCATCGTCGGGTGCAGGTTGCCGGGCGCGTCCTCGATCTTCGACTCGATCTCCCAGACGGCAGTGGCATTCGCCGGCGGTCTGATCCTCGACTCTGGGCGCTCGCCCTGCAGCCAGCCGTACATCATCGGCTCGTAGTCCCACATGAAGTCGCAGCGCGTGAGCACGTGACGACTCTTCTTCCAGATCAACACCTGGTGGGGCAGGAGGCCCACCTCACGCCAGGCCTCCAAAACGATGTCGACCTTCATCATGCCGAACCACTGGTAGACGACGGGTCGCGGCGAGAGCGCGGCCTTGAGTGCGACCGAGAGGAAGTCGCGGTAGAAGGTGACGGAGCTGTCGTGGTCGGTGTAGGCGTCCCAGTGCTTCGTCCCCACGTCTTTCTCGGCGCCAGGCTTCTTGCCGCCATTCGCCCAGGTCTGGGGATGGTTGCCGCCGTCGTAGTCCACGAGGTAGGGCGGGTCTGTCGCCATGAGCGTGGCGCGCTTGCCGTCCATCAGGCGCTTCACGTCGTCGGCGCTGGTCGAGTCGCCGCAGAGCAGGCGGTGCTTGCCCAGCAGCCACAGGTCGCCGGTGCGCGAGGCTGGGATCTCGGGCGGGTCGCAAGGCGTGTCCTCGTCCGTCAGACCCTCGGTCGGCTCGGCGAGCAACGCCGCGATCTCGTCCTCATCGAAGCCGGTCAGCTCCAGGTCGACGTCCAGGCCAAGCAGCTCCTCAAGCTCGAGCGCCAGCAGCTCATCATCCCAGCTTGTCTCCAGGGCGGTGCGGTTGTCAGCGAGGCGCAGGGCCTTCGCCTTCGCCGGCGAGAGGTCGGCGCAGACGATGACCGGCACAGTCTCGAGTTCCAGTCGCTGCGCTGCGAGAAGACGAGTGTGGCCGGCGATGATGACGCCCTCGGCGTCGACCAGGATGGGGTTCTTGAAGCCGAACTCGTGGATGCTGCCGGCGACCTTGGCGATCGCCTGCTCGGGGCAGACCCGAGCGTTTCGAGGATACGGCAGTGGCCGGGTGATCGGCCAGTGCTCGAGCTTTGGGCGGGGACTCATGCCCTCAGCCTGAATCCCTCCGCGCCCGTCTCCTGACCATCTTGTAGCCCACAGAGTGCACGCCCACGATCTGAACCAGACCGGATGCGTTGAGGCGCGCGACGGCGTGCCGGAAGGCGTCCTGATTTGCCCAGGTGGACTCGCAACCGAAGGCGGAGTAGAGGTTCACCGGCTCACCACCGGACAAGTGCAGGACGCAGAGCACTCTGAGGTCGAGCCCCGCATCGTGCCGCGGATTGTAGTCGGCGTACTCATGGCAGTCACAGACGACGTCTCGGGCGGGGTGATCGGATCGCAGCTCTGCCCGGCAGGCGTCGACGGCGACGTGCAGGCAGGTCCTTTTGCGGCGGGGGTAGGGCTTGGCAGGCTTGACGACGATGGACTTGGAGCGGGAGGCGGGGGCGGTCAGGCGGCCCATCAGTGCCCGTCTTCTCTGATGCGCTTTGCCCACTCGACAGTGGCCTCGTCACGGACACGACGTTCCGAGCCTGTAGGTTTCCAGTTGATGCCGCTGCCCTTGCGGAACCCAAACGGGACCGTGGGCTTGCTGCGTTTGCGGACGATGACGTCGTCGGGGGTCGGTATGTGAGCGTGGTCTTTCACGCCCCCGCCCCTACTCCGTGAACTCCTCCAGTGCCCGCGACACGCGATCGCGCGCTGCCGAGACGGTCAGGTAGGCGGTGCGGAAGGGATCGTTCTCGTCGAGCGCCTGCAGCAGGTGGCAGTACAGGACGTGAGCGAGATCGCAGGCGGTACGCGAGCTGCTGCCCTGGGCAATGTAGCCGAGCACGAGTGCCCGCTGTTCGCTGCTCATCATGGTGTGGCCAGTTTATCACGCGCCGAGCGTATCGGCTGGCGTTGTTGGAGGAGGATGAGGGGCCGGCGATGTGCCAACTATGTGCCCCACTTATGGATATAAGGTCCGTGAACCGGGCAGCAGACAGCACGTCGATAGCGGGCTCGTTTACCCTCGGAAACCCTCGACGTAGACTGCTCTTGTGAACCACTCAGGAGACCGCCAGCGGTCTACGGAACCGAAGGTCGCAGGTTCGAGTCCTGCCGTGCGCGCCAACGTTGTCAATTCGACAACGTTCTCCCTGCAAATGACCCTGTCCTACTGT